GCAGCGTGACGGTAGGGGCGCCGGCAGCTTATGCGCATGGATACCGATTGAAAGGCGACCGAAAACATAAGCTGAATAGAATCGTGCTTCTCTAAGATAATGATACTATTTCCACTACTTCGGGAGTAGAGCCAGAAAAATTTTCCAAACAAAACGACGAGAACATCTCTGCTCTCGCCGGATCGCACTACATTTGAGACAGTCGCTCGTGCACCAAGGGCAGCAGCACCTTGTCAATCTCCCCGCGGAACTCATCATCGTCCAAATACTTCTCGCAGAACTCTTGGTTCTGCGTCATGCGCCGCAACACAATGTTCATGATGTTTTCGTCGTAGACAATTTTGAAGAGGTCGAGCGTGTTCTTTGCCCGCAGCACCATCTCCTCATTGGCGGACATATCGTCCACCAGCTGTTCCAGTACTTTATCCATCTCCGTAAAGTTTGTGCCGAGGCGCTCGTTGAGACTGCGGATAATCTCGGACAGCTTTTCTTTTTCATCCGTAAGCGGCAAGCCGGACTGTGATCCATACGGCAGCACGCCCTCCCTCGCCTCAAGACCGATGGAACCTTCATAGACCCTTTGAAGGCGGTAATACTGCAGATTGACATCGCTTTCGATATTGGGAATACGTTCGGCTCGATCCTTGGGGATTTTCCGCGCCAATGCCTTGGCGAAGGCGTAGAACTTATGGAGCTTCACATCATCAAAGCAAATGATATGTGTGAGAAAGGAATAGGCGCGGACAAACTTCACCAACGTCCGACAGAAATCGTTCCGTTCCTGCTCGTCGGATAATTGCCGATATCTCTCTACCACCGGATCGAGAAAAGCATTCAGTTTTGCCAAGTCCATATTGCTCTGCTGCTTTTTCTCCTTGAAAAAGACCTTCGCAAACCCATCAATATCCCGCTCATCATACAGCATGGCACTGTCCAAAAAACGCTTCATATCATATACTACATTGGGGTCGGTGGTGTCGGAAACCGTGGTGGAGATGTAATACTCTTGGAATGCCTTTTGAATATCCCCCCGTGTGTTGACAAAATCCAAGATGAAGGTGTCGGTCTTGCCCTTGCACATACGATTGATACGGGATAATGTCTGTACCGCCTTAACACCGGAAAGCTGCTTGTCCACATACATCGTATGGAGCAGCGGCTGATCAAAGCCCGTCTGATACTTTTCTGCCACCAGCAGGAGTTGGTAGTCACTCCCGGCAAAATTCTCCGGCAGTTGATCCTCAGGGAACTTGTTGATTTTTTCCTCTGTGTATTCCACCAGATCCCCGGTGATGTCATCCTTGACCACACCGGAAAATGCCACTAGCACGCCAAGATCGTCATACCCCATCTTTCTGATGTATTGCTCAAACTCGAAGTAGTAGCGGAGCGCATGGAGCCTTGATCCGGTGACAATCATTGCCTTTGCGCGACCGCCGATTTGCCCCATGACATGGCTGCGGAAATGCTCCACAATGATTTCCGTCTTTTGTCTCAGATTGTGGGGATGGAGGCTCATGTATTTGCCCAGCGCCTTGTTCGCCTGCTTCTTGGCATATTCGGGATTTTCTTTTGTCTTCTTTCCCAACTGGAAATATGTTTCATAGGTGGTGTAGTTTTCAAGCACATCGAAGATAAAGTGCTCCTCGATGGCCTGACGCATACTGTAGATATGCCACGGCACCGGCTTCTTCCCCGGTACGGCGGTGCCGAACATCTCCAGTGTCTTTTGCTTGGGCGTTGCCGTAAATGCGAAGAAGGAGAGATTTTCCTGTCTGCCATGCGCGGCAATCTGCTTTCGAATTTCGTCAGCTAGTTCCTCATCCCGATCAGGCGTTTCCTCCTCTGCTCTCGCCTCTGCCACAGCATACTCGTGAAGCCGCTGTTCGATCGCCTCCCCATCATGGATGGAAATATCTGCCAGCACTTCCTTCATGCGCTCGCTTGCCTTGCCGCTCTGGGACGAATGCGCCTCGTCCACGATGATGGCGAATCGTCTGCCCGTGGTGCAAATCCGCTGCACATCCACGAAGGGGAACTTCTGCAGGGTGCAGACAATGATGCGCGCCCCTTTTTCCAAGGCACTCGTCAGCTGCTTGGCATTGCGGCTTACACGCACCACCACACCCTGCTTATGCTCCATGCTGAAGATGTCCTTTTGGAGCTGCTTGTCCAGTACCCGCCGATCCGTAATCACGATAATGCTGTGAAAAATCACCTGTTCATCGGCATCATGAATACTTTCCAGATGATGAGCGAGCCAAGCGATGGAATTGGATTTGCCGGAGCCGGCGGAGTGCTGAATGAGATAGCTATGCCCACTGCCACGCTGCTTGACATCTGCCACCAGTTTCCGCACCACATCCAGCTGATGATAGCGTGGGAAAATGATCCACTCATGACCGTTTTTCTTGTCCTTTTGCACTTGGACGAATCGCTGCAGAATATCTAAGAGGCTGTCCTTTTGCAGAACTTCCTTCCATAGATAGGATGTGCGATAGTCCCCCTCTATAGGCGGATTGCCGGCAGAGCCGTCCGCATGGCCGCGATTGAACGGAAGGAACTGCGTGTCCAACTTGTCGAGCCGCGTGGTCATCCACACCTCGTCGGGATCCACTGCGAAATGCACGAGGGCGCGCTTCTTGAAGGACAGCAGCTTCTCACGAGGACTGTGCGGTCTTTTTGGTATTGCACAATGGCATCCTGATAGGTCTGCCCTTTGATCGGGTTCTTCAGCTCCATCGTGACGACAGGAATCCCGTTCACGAACAGCACCGTATCAATCGAATGTTCGCTGTTCATGGCATATTTTACTTGGCGTGTGATGGAGAGCCGGTTTTTCTCGTAGAGCGCAAGGGCGCTCTGATTCATGCGGCTTCCCGGTTTCCAGTATGCCAGCCGCACCTCCACGCCGATATCGATGATGCCGTGGCGCAGACAGTCAATCGTGCCGCGCTTGTCCAGTTCAATGCCAACCCGATGCAGCAGGCTTTGAGCGGCAGCCTCCGCACCGTGCCGCCTGACGATGGCCTGCCACTTGTCCGGCTGTGTGTCCTGTACGAATGCTATGAGCATCTTCCCGTCCAACGCCAAAGCACGGTCAAAGTCCTTCGGATTGCCCTTGATATACCGCTGCGACTTCTTGCCCAGATGCGTGAGGCAGTATTCGATTTCACGCTCAAAGACACGCTCCGATGTATCGATCGGCATGACGATACCTCCTAAATCTTTATCTTGCCCGTCACTGCATCGACAGATCCAATGTCAATGGATTTCAAAGGAATATTTATGCCTGCCCATTCTCCGAATCCTCACCAAACTTCGCCACGAAATCCCTCGCCGTCAAAATTTCCGGGCGATTGATATGCTTTACCGTCAAAATATCCTTGTCACCCGTAATCAGTACATCAGCCTTGGCAACGATGGCAGAATACAGCACGGGATAATCCATGGTATCGCGAATTTCAAATAAGCCCAAGTCCATATCCTGCGGCGTGACAAATATCTCATAGGGGATTGCCGCCAAGAACTTTTTGAACGCCTCTTTCCTCTTAGGAAATTTTCGCGTCACTACATCGAAAAGTTCGTCCAACACATAGGAGGATAGCACCAAATTATGATGTTTTGTTATCGTTTCCAACATATCAAGAAATATTTGGTTCGGAAAGATTATCATGGATACAAGAATGTTGGTATCAAGCATTACTCGCACGACGAATTCTCCCGCCTCTCTGCCCGGATTTCCTTCACCATACGGACAACATCATCTTCGGTATATAGCCCCACCTCCTCCGCAGCCCCCTGAAAAGCCGCCTGCACTTCTGTCAGTGCCGTCACAGGATCACTCGTGATGATAAGTTTCTCGCCATCGCGCACGAAAGCAACGCGATCGCCGCTGTTCAGTCTGAGTTGTCTGCGCACAGACAAGGGGAGCGTTATTTGTCCTTTCGCGTTAATCGTTGCCAACTCCATCTCAATTCCCTCCTCGTATGATACTTGGCTAAATCTTTATCTTGCCCGTCACTGCATCGTGAATCAGGATGCGGCGGTAGTCTTTCAGTTTTTGGATTTGTGATGTGATATCAGCGACAGCGGCATCAATCTGCCGTATCTTTTCGTCCAGATATGCGGCAATCCGCTCCTGCTCCTCCACGGGCGGCATAAGCACACGCAAATGCTTAAAATCGTTGAAATTGAGCGTTTGCCGTAAACCGCTCCCCAACCCATAAAATACTTTAATCAAATCGAAGGCATGAAGCAGATAGTGAAAATATTTGCTGTCCATTTCAGTCGACGGAATTAGTGCCAGATATGCCGAGGTGATGATACCTTTTTCCTCCACATATCCCGTACGCAGACTACATTGGTCATTTTGCAAATCAGTAAGCCTCAAGACAGTATATCCTTTTTGCACCACTTGATAGCTCTCAAAACTTGCAGGTAAAAGCCCATAGTTACTGTTGATGTCCTTGCGAATAATGTTCCCATAACTCAAGCTTAACAAATTATCGCATGACAAACTAATGTTTTTTTCCTTATTTTCCTTAGCTACAGAAAATAACGGTTGTATTCTCCAATGCTCTGGCACGTCGCCAATCCAATCCTCACCGCTCGGCTTCATCAGCGCGGATTTATCCAGTCCCTTGGTGACGCACTTTGCGATAAGGTCGCGCTTGTAGCGGGTGAGCATGGAAAGTTGATCTGTATAATTTTCAAGAACAGTATCCGTTGTGGATACACGGCTATCAAGAAAATGACATAGGCGTAACTGTTCATTTATCGGTAAATGCGGAACAAAAAAATTCATTACATTTTCGGCAGATAGATTAGATGCAACAGCACCCGTGGTTGTTCTATCACGTTGATCTTTCTCCAATTGTGAGTTTAGAACATAAAACAAAAATTTTGGTACATACTTGTCCTTTTGAACACGAATAACCATCAATGCTGATGCTATCGTTCCTACATCATAATCTGACATAGCATTTTTTCCAACATCTCCCCTCAGACAATAAAGTATATCATCTCTTCGTAATTTGACGCCTCGCATTGAATCATACTTTTCTCGACTTATAAAAAGCAACTCATTTGTATCTATTTTTCCATTTTCAATTGCTGGAGAATTGATGAACGGCACTCCCTGTTTAAAAAATCATCAGAGCTTGGATAGTTACTGCTTCTATCTCCATTAAGTGCTTGAGCTACATATTTTAATCGAATCATATTGTCAAAACATGAGTTATACTCCGCATACCTATTGTGCATAAATTTCAACCCCTCCGATCCTCGAACAGAGCGGCAATGTCTTCCTGTATCTTTTTCCCGAGTGTCTCAATGTCCCGCAGTGTGCTTTCGGCATCTCCTACTTCCTCATAGTGGTAGAAATAGCGAGTAAAGGGTATCTCATAGCCCTTTTTCCGCTTGGACACATCCTCCCATGCATCCGGCACATAGGGCAGAACCTCCCGCCGAATGTATTCCTCGATGTCCTGTTTCACGGGAATCTGCTCCGTGTCCCGAAGATCGGGGTCAGGCTCGGGGTTGCCGTCCTTGTCCAAGCAGATATCCGCCGTTTCGTCCCGCTCGGCGAGTGCGGTAAGGATGGCTTTCTGAATATTGGGTTTTACGGCGATTTTGGCTCTTTTTAGCGTGTCCTTTAGGACACAGATAAATTCCTCCCGATTTTTATACAGCACTGTGCTGTCCATCGCAGACAGCACTTGCAGAATATCCTGCTGCAGCCTTTCCCCGGCTTTGATTTCCTCTGCGGCGGCTTTTTCATCCCTGCGCCTGCTGGTGGCAAGATTGGTGAAGGGCTTTTGCTCCCGCAATCTGGCAATTCGTTCCGCGCTCACCTTGAAATTCAGTCGAAGAGGGCGCTCCATCGTTATCTTCCAATAGGCAAAGTCATCATTATCAAAAATCTGACAAAGCTCTCCCGGCAGGAACGCACCATAAATCCTCGTCAAATCGTCAATGTGCTGTTCCGTCAAGAGTTTACGTTTTTCGCCGAGGGGCTTTTTCATCCGCTCGAAAAAGGAAGTGCCGTCGATGAGTTGGATTTTCTGCTTGCGAACACCGGATTTGCGATTGGTGACAATCCACACATAGGTCAAAATCCCCGTGTTGTAAAAAAGCTGATCGGGAAGGGCGATGATGGACTCCAACATATCCTGCTCGATGATCCACCGCCGAATCTCACTCTCGCCGCTCCCTGCATCCCCCGTGAAGAGCGGGGAGCCGTTGAACACGATGCCAATGCGGCTGCCGCCCTCGTCTGCGGGGAGCATCTTGCTGATCATGTGTTGGAGAAACAAAAATGCCCCGTCCGAAATCCTTGGAAGCCCCGCGCCGAATCTTCCGCGATCCCCCTTTTCTTCCGCTTCGTCCCGAATGAATGCCTCATACTTCTTCCACTCCACGCCGAAGGGAGGATTGCAGAGCATATAATGAAACTTCTCCCTCTTCAAGGCGTCGTCCGTGAAACTGTTGCCGAGGTGGATGTTTTCATAGCCCTTGCCCTTAATCATGGTATCGGACTTGCAAATGGCATAGGTCTTTTCGTTGAGTTCCTGCCCATAGACCTCGATGAGTGCATTTTCGTTGAGTTCCGCTGCTTTTTCAATGCCGGCGGACAGCATTCCGCCTGTGCCTGCCGCCGGATCTATTGCCGTATCTAAATTGATACAATCTAACGAAACACCCAAACGCACATAACGATGCACACGCACACCGTGTGCAGATTTGCACCTCCCTCATAACGATGCCGTGTTCATCGTTACGGAATATGAGTTTCTGTATTTTCAGCATCTATGCGTACCGTATGCCTCATGAACCCGAGTTTTTCATGATTTATATTCGGAGCGTTCAGGTCATCATATTGAGGCTGCACCGTACAGGTTTCCACTCCTTACAATGAACCAGAACATCTCGTCGCCCCGTCATATGTATTTTTTGAATACTGCTTTCATTTTGAGCATGACATCGATCAGCCAGTCGAACTGTTCCGACCACTGACTGCGGTCTGAGAGGGACACGCTTTTCTCAAGAATGATACGGCTCGCCTTGCGCTCCGGCAGTTCCCGCCAATCAAAGGAGAGTCCGCATTCCTGCTCGATGGCATCCTTGTCCTGCAGCAGTGCGTGAAACATATCCTTATCTTCGTTAATATAAAGTTCCACGTCCAATTCGTCTCTTTTCTGTATCCGAGACACAACGAAATGGCAGGCAGACGATCCAATGCTGAAGTCCATCCAATGATCTGTAGAGGGCTTTCTGCGCTTGAAGTTTTTTGCGAACTGTGCATTCTGGAAAGCGTAGTCCTGAAATGCCACCCAGTACTCGTATCTCTGTTGCTGCGTCGCGCCGGTCATCTCGGTCTTCTTGACCTCTTTCGTCCAGTCATTCGGTTTTTCAACGACCTCAAACTTGACGGCGGGCGCGGAATCGCCGATCCGGTACAGCTTGATCTCGCAGAGGAAAAATCCAATTTTTTCATCCGTGTGGTAGTTCAACCATTCGATGGCCGCCTTGTGTTCCTCACGCGCACGCTTCACGACCCAGATAATGACATCTGCCGATTTGCCGGACGCATATGTGATGAGTTTGCCGAGATGATCGTGATCCGTATCACCCAGCTGATTCTCGATGATGATTTTCCGCTCCGTCCCGGTTTCTGAGGCAGAAAGATCCACATGAAAATCCCCGACCAACGACTCCGTTTCATCCACCGTAATATCAATCCCCACGGCATCGGCAAGAAGCGCGATGTTATCGTCCTCCGAAAGCCACGGCGTAAAATCCGCCGCCTCGTGCGGCCACACCGTCCGCAAGTCCTTGATTTCCTCGAGTATGCCCAAATTCGCCATTGCTATACTCCTCCCTGCATTGTCATTCTCTTTCCCAATTTTGACACAGGAGAGGAGTTTTTTCAATCCCAAATGAAAAAAGCACCCGACCGTAGCCGCGTGCCGTTCTCTTGTTATGCCTGTATTTCCGAACCGTCCCGGAAGGTGACCGTGATTGCCTTGTCTCTGCCCACCGTGATGAACTCGACCATGCCGCCCCAAAGGCTGCCGTCAAACTCGCTGATCGTGCCGTCCTGAGTCTTCAGCATCTTGATGAAGTCCGTTAGCCGCTCGCTCTGTGCTTCCTTTGCAGAGATGGCGGCTACGACCGCATCGTACCGCGTCTTTGCGTCATCATATCGTCGGACAATCCCGTCATAGCGTTTCCGGTATTCTTCCTGATCCTGCGCAACACGGGCATTCTCTGCCACGATGTTCTGCGTCATTTCCACAAGCAACGCCATTTCTTCCTCCAGTTTGCCCTTTTCTTCCTGCAGGGCATCTGTGACGCAGAGCGTTTTGCGGATGATCTCCGCATTGGCGATGATCTCTTTCTTCTCGGTGACCAGTTGATTGTACGCCGAAATGAACGCCGCCTTGACCTCTTCCTCCGTGACATGGGGCGTCTCGCACTTCTTACCGTTGTACTTGCGGTTGCAGCGATAAATGACCCTGCGGTAGCGGTCTGTGGAATGCCAGACCTTCGAGCCGTACCACCCGCCGCAGTCGGCACACTTTATCTTGTTGGAGAAGATACTCACGCCGCTATAACGTGAACCGCTCTTCGTACGCTTGGCAATTTCTGCCTGCACCATGTCGAACACCGCAGGGCTGATGATTGCTTCGTGGTTGCCCTCCACATAGTATTGTGGAATCTCCCCCTCGTTCTTTTTCATCTTTTTCTGTAGGAAGTCTACCGTAAACTCCTTCTGTAAAAGGGCATCGCCCTTGTACTTCTCGTTTGAGAGCATCCGGCGCACCGTCTGTTGGTTCCACACATCCTTGCCCGCAGGCGTCTTGATGCCACGGCTCGTCAGATTGGCAGCAATGGAATGCGGCGTCATGCCCTCAAGGAACAGGTGGAAAATGAGCCGCACCGTTTCTGCCTGCTCCGGATTGACCACGATCTTGCCCGTCTCCTTATCCTTATCCAGTCCGAGGAAGCGGCTGTAGGCAAAGCTGACCTTACCGTCCGCCATGCGCTTCCGCTGTCCCCAAGTGACGTTCTCGGAAATGGAGCGGCTCTCCTCCTGTGCAAGACTCGACATGATGGTGATGAGCAGCTCCCCCTTGGAATCCAGGGTCCAGATGTTTTCCTTCTCGAAAAAAATCTCTATGCCCTCGTCCTTCAGCTTTCGCACCGTGGTAAGGCTGTCTACCGTGTTCCTTGCGAAACGGCTTACGCTCTTGGTGACGATAAGGTCGATCTTCCCGGCAAGGGCATCTGCAATCATCGCCTTGAAGCCCTCGCGTTTTTTGGTGCTTGTCGCCGATATTCCTTCGTCCGTATATATGGCTACGAACTCCCAATCATCTCGGCTCTTAATGTAACTTGTGTAGTAATCGACCTGCGCCTCGTAGCTTGTGGACTGATCTTCATGGTCAGTGGAAACGCGGGCATATCCGGCAACGCGGCGTTTCTTCGTGCTGTTTATCGGTGTGGCCGTGTATCGGCTAATGGTAGCCGGTATCGCGGTTACTTTTCTTTGCGCCATGATCTCCCTCGCTCCTTCCGCAATTGCTTCATGTGTTCGCTCATCCGTTGTCGCACTTCCGGTGTGTAGCTGCCCTTGATGGATTTCTTGAACTTTTCCCTCTGCGCGTCCGTCCATCGTCTGCCTGCCCGTTTCGGCAGCTCCCATGTACTGCTGACTGCACTGCCGTCCTTGAAATGAAAAACAATCTCCGTTGCGGAAAGCACATCGATGTGGTCAATCTGCCTGTCGAACTCGGCATCGTCAAACGTGGCAATGCCGAGCACCTGTGCGATGAAGGGCTTCAGTAAGTCCTCACGCAATCCGACCGTTCCACATTCGTTCCGCTCGGCACAACGCCAGTAGTAGGCTTTCCCGCTTTCCGATGTGGAGGAGGGCTGCGTGGCTCTGCGGAAATTGCACCCGCACCCCGCGCACTTAATCTTGCCCGTCATGACGGAGGATCCTTTGCAGTTCGGTTTCTTCCTGCGCTTCTCGGAGGTCTTCGCTCTGTATTCTGCCGTCCAGCAATCCCGGTGTCCCGTGTTAGGACACTCCTTCGTAACAATACTGCCGTCCTTCAGATGGAACTCCAGCACATATCGCTCTGGCACATTGATGAAGTCCACCTTGTCGCTGAACGCCCCCTCATCGAACTCATCCAAGCCGAGAACGGCGGCACAAGCCTTTTTCAGATTTTCGTGGTTGATGCTGCCACCGACAGGACACCTGCCGCCTTTTTTCTTGCGTGACCCGCAAGCCCAATACTCCGTATAACCTCTGTCCGTGCGTTTGCTGTGGGCATAGCTGATTCCGCAGAACGGGCATTTCAGTTTTCCCGAAAAGCAGGTGAGGTTCAGGCTCTTGTTCGCCCTCGGCCCCATCTCTTTTCGCCGCGCAATCTCCGACTGTACATAGTCGAAGGTCTCCTTGTCGATGATGGCTTCATGGCTGTTCTCCACCAGATATTGCGGAAGCTCTCCACAATTTTTGATTTGCCTGTGCGTCAGCGCATTTTCCGCATGGTATTTTTGCAAAAGCAAACAGCCCGTATAGTGGATGTTTGTAAGTACCACCTTGATGTTGGAATCCACCCAACGACATCCGGCTCTGGTGGTAATGCCCTCAGCGGCGAACTCCCGCTCTGTTTCAAGCCGAGACTTACCGTCAAGGAAGTTTTGAAAAATTCGCTTCACCACGGCGGCTTCATCGGGGATAACCACAAGGCGTTCTCCTTCCCAGCGATAGCCGTAAATGCGAAAGTGGCCGTTTGGTATTCCTTTTTCAAATCGCTTTCTCGTACCCCACTTCACATTGTTGGAAATACTGACGCTCTCTTCCTGTGCAAAACTGCCCAAGATGGACAAGAGCAATTCCCCATCGCCATTCATGGAGTTGATGTTTTCCTTCTCGAAGCGCACTTCTACACCGAGGTTTTTTAGGTGTCGTACCGTTTCCAATAAATCAACCGTATTGCGAGCAAAACGCTGGATAGATTTTGTGAGGATAATATCGATTTCTCCGTTGTCGGCGGCTTCAATCATGCGCTTGAAGCCCTCCCGCTTTTTGATACCAGTGCCTGATATGCCGTTGTCCGTAAATACGCCGGCGTAAACCCACTCGGGATTCTTTTGAATGAGCGCACTATAATAGCTGATCTGTGCCGACAAGGAATGGTTGAGTCTGTCCGTTTCCATCGAAACACGGGCATAAGCCGCCACTCGTTTTTTTGCCTTCAGAACCGCCACGGTCGGCGTTATACGTGTAATCTTTGGCATTTGTATCACCCTCACCATATATCACTGAAACGGAGCGTGAAGTCAACGCCATATCGGAAAATAATGTCCCTAAAATTGGTCTGTATTTTTCGAGAAAAATCTTATCTGCCGCACGGTATTCTTCCAATGATATAATGCCGTCTGAAAGCATTTTTCTGGCGATGTGCATGGTCGTCTGGTAAAGCTTTTCTTTCCGAAAATCTTCTTTACGCATCACTGACACCAACTTTGAAGCGGTCGGAAATATAACATTTGTGGCTGCAATACTTCCTGCGCCTGTCGCCATAAATTCGAAACACCTTGCCACAGTACAGGCATCGGAAATCATAGATCGCTTTGCGCTTTACCCGGTCAAGGTGCGCATTCCACCAGACATTTCTGCACTTATCACAGCAGAAGCGCCGTTTCTTCTGCTTGGCAATTTGATGAATCTCTCTGCCGCAGTTCTCGCACCTAGCTGTCTCGCCGCAGCATGGTGCAAGAGGTTCGACCACCGCATTCCCGTTGATGTCATGTCTGCGACAGAAAGACTTTATTGTGTTCAGCGATATGCCGAGCGTCTTGGCAATCTTACCGTAGCCGTTTCCGGATGCACGGAGTTTTATGATCTGCATTTTCTGATTTTCAGTCATAGCAATTCCTCTCCTTTGCGCGATAAGAGGGAGTATCCCCCTACTATCTACCGAAAAACTTAACCCCCTACAGCACGGCAAAAAAAATTGCCCGTGGAGGAAAGCCCATCCACGGGCAGAGCGTTATCCGTATTCATTTATCTCTGAGGCTGTGCATCATATCCTGCAATTTCTGCGGAACGGGAAGCCCCATTCGCGCTGCGTTCTCGATGATCGAGATTCCTTCATTCGAGATGTAGAAGAAGATCACGGCAGAGCGCAGGACGCAGCCGCTTCCGATGATGTGAACATCTAACACATTCGCCACGCCGACAAGGGTGAAGATGCAGACTTTCTTGCAGATGCCCTTGAAGCCGATGGCACTCGACAGCTTCTTCTCTACAATCGCACGGAGAACACCTGTGATGTAGTCCGTCGCCACAAACACAACGAGGGCATAGAGCAGATCGTCAAAGCTGCCGAGGAACTCCCCAACAACGATGCCGATGCCCGCCGCATACAGACGTATTGTCAAAATCTGATCCATATCAGACACCCCCTGCTTTCTTCCATT